CGCGGAGTTGGCGAATGGCGATTTCTGCACCGAGGCGCGCGGATTTGGTCAGTGCTTTCTCTTCTTCGTCGTTGTCTTCCATCTCCTTCTCTTCCTTCTCCTTTTCATCCTCCATATTTTTCGCCTTTGTAAGCGGGTCAATATTGATGGATTGACCACCTTCAGGAGGAGTGCCGGGAGCGGTGTCATTCACCTCCTGCATCGAGGTTTTGAAATTGTTGTAGTCCGCCATGTGATCAGCGAACGCCTTGAGCAACTGCGCCAAATCGGCGGGTTCTTCCCCCATCATTTTCGGGTCTTCAGTTGCGAGTTTTTCTGGAGCGGTTTCGAGTTTTTTCATAAATTGAGTTAAGGAAGTTTTCTTCAAACTTGATGGGTTAATCTTAGCGGGTGAGGGAGTTGCGTCAAGTGGGGTGGGGATCGAGAACAGGGATGCGTTGGCGGCGGGATCGCTGACGAGGGCGGCGGTCAGCACCTCAGTGCAACGAGCGTAGCAAACTTTTTCCATCGGGTCTTCCTGATCGACGCCCATAAACTCAAGGGAGATTCCCATGTGGTGAGGGTTTTTCTCGGCGATTTCGAAGATGCGTTGTGCCTCGGGTTCGGCGTCGTAGATGTGGAGGTTTGCGATCACTTTCCCCTCCCTCAATCCGAACCCATCCACGAATCCAATGGTGGAGAGAATCCCGCTCCCGTGGTCAACTTTGACCTTCACCGATCCCATTTCACAACAGCAGTCGTACACCTCTTTCAGGGTGGTCTGATCAACCATCAGTTTCATCCCTGACTCCGTGGATCGATGGCCGCGCGCCTCGCCGATAGAGATTAGACTCACTCCTGAAATTGTCCCTGCGTCCGCGTCGATGGTTGGTGGGTTCATATCGTATTTTGAAAGTTTTTCGCCTGCTTGAATTTTCTCTGACTGCCTGTCGAACCAGTCCCGCGCGGGCTGTGGGTCGAGCGGGTCAATCCCCCACAGGAAATGCGCCACCGCCCCGGCGGCGGGGTAGTCGGGGTCTTTGGGGTTGGAGTTGTTGGGTGATTCCAAATCCACTTTGTGCCTTGCTCCCCATGCACTTGCCTTGATGATTTTCTCATCGCTCACCTCACCCGCCGCCATTTTTCGCGCGGCGGCTTTTGTCCCCTCGGTCAGACCATCACCCCCCTTTCCTGCTCTGAGCAGTTCCAGCCCCCTTTCTGCCGCGTCACGGATGTATTGAGGGGCGTCCATTATTTTGCGTCAGATGCAACTTTGCTCGTTTTTTCTTTGGCTGACTTACTCTCTTCAGAGTCGTCTCCATATTTATCAGAAATCCGATCTTCATCGGCCAAAGCGGATTGAATGCTTTTGGTGTGCGCTTTAGTCTCCGCTAATTTTGCCCCTAAATCCGCTACAGTTTTTTTCAAATCGTCCGTTGATTTATTTGATTTCAATTGATCCACAAGTTTTCCGTGAAGTTCCTGCACTCGCGTATTTGCTTCTGCCAAATCATTGGCGCGTTTCAAGTTTCCTGCTTTTAGTGCATCCAATTTCGCTTTCATTACTTCAATTTTAGATGGTTTCATTGATTTTGTTTCGCCTCCAGACGCGGATTTACTTCCGCTTGATCCTCCTCCAAATTTGCCGTCATCATCTCGATTCTGCTTCGATTCATCCCAACTTTCAAACTCAAATGATTGAACAGCTTTGGGGTGTTGCTTTGGAAGCAGGTCAAAATCGGTGGTGTATTTTTCGTTCTCGGGTCGTCCGTTTTTGAGCAGGTAGAGGAAGGCGTTTACGCGAGCGAATGCCCACTGCTCCGCAGATTTTACCACCGGGGAATGGGAGGTGTTGAACGCACCGAGTCCGCGTTGGAAAACTGATTTAAGCGCACCTAGGGTTGCCCTGCCATTTTTCGTGTTGCTGTCTTTTTCGTTGAATTCGTCCGCCTTGTTTTGGAGCGTCTCCTCTTGATCAGCAGTCACTTCCGCGCGCTTGCCAGATGCATCCCCCTTCGCAGTGCCTTCGCCTTTCGGGTCTTTGTTGGGAGTGTCAGACTCTGGAGCTTTCGGCGATCCTTTGATCGCTCCCCGCTCCCCGACGGCGGCGAACTGCGACATCTTCCCCTCCTTCTCTTTGTTGATTCTCGCCTCCACCTCGTTGAGTAACTGAGTGCGGGTTTTGTTCTCGTCGTAGATTGTGTACGCGGCGGCGATTGCCTGATCGTTGGGTAGCACATCGAGCAGTAACCCAACGAGTTCTCGCAGAGTGGCGGCGCGCAATTCAGCAGGAGTCACCCCGGCGGCGAACTCGTTGAGTGTTTCGGTCACCTCTGCCGCGTCGGCAGTCGGTGGAACAGTGACTGAGGTAGACTCGGTAGCGGAGGTGGGTTTCGCCATCCCTGCCCCAAAAACTTCCTCGACGCTGAACCCGGCGGCGGTTGCTTTGTCCCGCTTGATCTTCGCCCACCTCACCATATCGTCCGCCACCTTCTCTGGGTCTTGTGCATCTTCACTCCAGTAACTCATTGGGTTAAGCAGTCCGCTTTGGAACAAGTTGATGTTGCTACTCGATTCTTTGCCGATATCGGGTTGCGGATGGGGTCGGTAACTCCATCGCCCACGCGTGATTCTGTTGGTGGTCGAGACGGGGAAAATTCCCTTACTGATCGCGTCGATGAGGGCCGCGTTTTTCATGCGGTGGGCGAGGGGTTCAAGCACCTTCTGCCCACGGGTGAATTCTGCCTTCGCCTGTTCGCTCTCCAGTCTGCTACTCACTCCACCGAGTTGAGTTGCGTCCAACCCAAACGAGTAAGGGAGGTTGTAACTCATGCAGGTGAGTTTCAACATCAGGGTGATGAGAAATTGCGTCTCAGGTGAGGGTGAGGAAGTGTCCGGGAATTTAATGTCCATCCCCTCGGTGAGGTGGTTGATCTGCCCATACTGAATGTCCTGCGCCAGTCCTCCCTGCTGATTGGTAAATTGGGTGGATGCATATCCATCCATCGCCCCGCTCCCCACAGATGCGCCTGTGGAGTTCGTGAAGATTGTGAGGGCAGATGCGAGCTTCGCCTTACCTTTGGAGAACTCCAAAATCTCATACAAATCCCGCAGTGCAGACACTGCGGTATCAAGTTTGCTTACCCCTCGGTAAGCATCAATTTGCATTGGGTCGAGATAGTGGACGAACTGATGCGCCGGGACATCGACAGGATCAGTGTATTGCCCTGCCGCCATCCCCCGGCGGAATACCCGGTACGCTACTGGTTCGCCATATTTTCCTAGGAGAATCCCAGCGATATAATCCTCGCTCACCACATTTTGGTATACCCCACCGAGGCGGTCACTCTCCACCGCCTGTAGCTTGAGCGGGAGTTTGACGAGGTCGTCAAAACTCATCCCCGGTTCACTCGATGGACGAACGAAAGCCCACCCATAATCTCCACCCCTGTTCATGCCCAACACCCCGAATTCCAACATTCGGAAAAAGTCACACCGCTTGCTCAGATCGCAGTTCGGAAACCACTCGTTATTCAAATACTCCTCCACCTCAGCATCAAGGATGTGATCCCCACTCTGCGAGTGATAAGCCTGCGGGGTGACGAACATCGCGTACTTGCGGTTGAGGGTCTTAGCCGCCGCGAAATTGTTTTCGAGGTCAGTTGCTTCCCTCAATAATTGGAGTCGATCCCGCTGAACCTGATAGCTATTCGGCGCGATTTGAGCGGGGGCGTTCGCCCGGCGGTTGGTGAATGCCGCCCCATCATATTGGAATTTGCGGAGTGCCTCCCTCGCCTCCATTCGTCGAATGCCTGCGGTAGGTGATGCCCACCCGATTAGAGAGTCTAGGAGTGTCGATTTGGTCGCCATATATGTCGTTATTGGAATCCGCTCCCTCGCCCAATCGAGGGGTTAAAATTTGCTCTCACATTCATTGATGTTGTCCCGCTCAATCGAGCGGCGGCGAAGTTCGCCTCTAGCAAAAGTTGCTGTGCGTCGGCGATTGAGGGGAATCCAAAACTCCTCCCGGCGATGGAGTAATTCACCCCGCGCACATTGTTCGCGAGGATGCAGGCGAGTGCCGCGCTCCGCACCGAGGTAAGTTCCGCACTGGTCAGACCAACGAGAGTTCCTTTTACAGCCATATACCATGAGAGTCTAGCTAGACTCCTCCACCCCATCAAGTGGAGGGGGTTCGGTGGTTGCCTCGCTTAAACTCTCTCCACTGAGGAGGATACCCCTTAGCCGGGGATCGAGGAGCGCACCCACAATCGTCATCTGATCGCAGTCCAATAAGTGGTTCGCTTTTTTGTGCGCTACCTTCCACCGCCATCGCTTGTTCCCGGCCTTGTCCACCTCCTGCCTTTTGAATTCTACGCTCGTCTGTTGTTGGTATTCGTTACTCACATCCTGCGGGACAGTCAGGCGGTAACTGCTCATCCCACCCCTCATTCGGTGGTACATATTTTTTATGGGTTCATTGCACCAAAAATAGTAACGGGCTTGCCGAATCTGCCCTGATTTGCCGAGTCCACTGTGCCCAATGTTGACGCTCGAAAACGGGTATTTGCGAACCACCCGTTGCCCGTTAAAAAGTTCGTGGTGAGGGAAATCCCGGCGGTTGGTTGTGTCACCCCAGAGTCCCTGCCACCCGTATCGCACGCACACTTCCTGCACGGCCTGAGTGTCGTAAGCTATATCGACCAGCACCCGAATGGGTTCGACTCCCAGTTGAATCCTCAACTCCTCCAACTCCTCCCAACTGACGAT